CTGTCTTAGACATTCTATACCTTCTTGACATTTAGTGTCAAACCATGCTTTTTGTAATGCCATCCTTGATGCTTGTATTCCATCTTGTAACGATAGATTAGGTACTATTTTAAGCGTTTCTATAGGTATTTTCGTAGCTATTTGCTCAATTACTGACTTACCACCACTACTTAGTGTCTTGGCTCTAGCATCGTGAGGTAGCCAATGAGTACCATATTTGTACCCATATTCCCTCTCTTTAGACTTGATTAGGTTTGTATAGTAATCAATGTTCTCGCCATTACTAGAGTGATAGTCTAATACTCTTATCTCACCATGCACAGCTTGAAACCAAAAGATCGCAGTATCGTCTGAATACCCTAAGTCCCATGATGTATGACAAGGGAATAGTGGATCATACTCAACATTCGTAATTCTGCCTTGATCTGTGAGCATACGCATCTCTTTACCATAGTATGCACCTAAGATAGCAGACTCAAAGTTACACTCAAACTCAGCCTCATACTGATCTTCTGTCATCATAGACCTAGCATCATCTAACTCATCTCTAGGTAATATCCCTGTTTGACTTGCTCGTAGGACTTTCACATACCAATTATCTTGTTGCTCTGCCTTGCTAAAGATGTCATAGAATCCATTGTGTCCTTTAGGTGTCCCTATAAAGGTTGCCCATCCAAGTCGATCTGATAGTAATGGCCTAACAATTTGTCCCCAAAGATTTGGTTTCATATCTGCCATCTCATCTAAAACTACCCCATCTAAGTAATTTCCCCTGAGTGCGTCTGGATTGTCACCACCAAATAGTCGTATCTTTGCACCATTAATTAGTTCTACCCATAACTCAGATTGGTTAGCACTTTTGCGTACAGGCTCAGAGAATCTTAATAAGTATGACCAGGCAATAGACTTAGCTTGTGCGTAATAAGGTGCAATGTACCCATACTGACCATTTTCCTTATTCTCAGTCAATGCCCTATATATGGTATCCATCAGTACGCAGACTGTCTTGCCTGCTCGTCTATGTGCGACTATTACAGCCCATCGTTCAGTTCTATCGTGAAAGTCGTGGAATACTTCTCTTGGACAATAGTCCAGTTCAATGTCTACGACTTCTTCCATGAAAACCTATAGTGGATTGGCTTTGCCTCGTCTCCTACCACTTCTTGTCTAGCAAGTTTAGGTAAGTGATATTCCATGACTTGTTGTAGCATAGTAAACGCTTTATCAGGTGATGGAGGTACTACCCATTTACCATCATCTGTTTGGACTCCATTAGCGACCTTCTCTAGCCACTCTTGCATTTTGTGAGCATTAGCATCAACAAATCCTGCAATCGCTTCTCGTGCAAGCGTAGTGCTTCTGTTAGGTACTCCTGCTGGTCTGCCTGCTCTACTAAGGTTTTTTAACCTTACATCGTCAGTTTTCGTCAGTTTTTTGTCCATATATTCTCAAGTAGTTGATTTATATAGGTATCATTCTATACTATTTTTATTAATAAAGTGTTAAAATTAAGATTCATTTAATGGGAGAAAATATGAAACCTATAGTAAATGTTGATGTTCCAATGCCTAAGAAAATGTTAAATGCATTGACTTTGTTTGAAACTTATTGCGTTGCATCAAATATAAATCAAGTTACAGAGACTGATGTTCAAACATTCTTAACTAAACGCTGTGGCAATCCTTTAGCAAGTCAATTCAAACCAATTTACTTGTATCAATAACCCAAAGATTTCAATACTTGAGGTGTAAGTATCCCTGCATAGGGCTTCATTTGCAATGCCCTAATGTCGGTAGTGCCTGGTTGTTTAGGATTGGCAATATTTCTTTCTTTTACTACATTTGGCAATAATTCAAAAATATTAGTGTTGTCAGGTAATGTACCTAGTCCTTGACCTGGCAATCCTCTTGGATAGGATGGATGGCCTGATTGCATAATCATTGGTTGATTTGCAAAAATTTCGCCCACATTCATAACTCCACCTTCAGGTGCATTTAATTGTTTAGGATCAGTTACTGATAATCGAGACTCACCTATACTTAGGCCACCTTCATTTCTAAAATTCTTATCTAAAGTTTGTTTAATTGCTTTTCTAACTCTGTCAGGTGCTTTTCTAAATTGTTCTATGCTTTCTACAGAATCTAAACCTTTCCAATCAGGAATAAGCGTTTTAATTTCTTTATTAATTGCTTTTTTCTCACCTTTATTTAAAGCACTTTCAGCATAAGACAACATTGTTTCGCCTGTCATATGAGCAAAGTCTCCACCAGTAGGAGCCATTCGCCAAGGGATATACAAAGGATTTTGCCCTGTTACTTCTTTTAACAAGTCAGCATTTTTAATTAATTGTTTTACTGGGCTTTGAGCCGATGCCCACACCTGACCAGGGTTGTTAAACATATAATCTTGACCACCCATTAAATTAACAGGTCTTTTAAGGTTTACATCATTTATACCTACTAAGTTACCACCAGCAGCCGTTCTATCTGACATACTAGTTATAAATGGCCTACCTTCAAAGTCGGCTAAAGATACTTGTGGTGGTTGATACTGTTGATAAGGTTCTATCTTCGTCGTTAATTGCCTTAATCTTTCTTGTTCTAACTTTCTTGGGTCAAATCTAGGATCAAATGGTTGATTTCCTATAGTATTAGTTCGTAATGCATTAGCTAATTTTTCTGTTTCTGATAAGTTTCTAGGAACTACACTTGGCATTAATCCCTGTTTAGCTAACATATCTTCAGTCATTTCGTAGGCTTGTTTACCTAATGCTTTGCCTACTGGTCTTGCAAGTGGTGCTAATGGAGAGCCTAATGCAGTCATCATGCCCATTTCTTCACCAGAACCATAACCTTTTGAGTATTCTATATTGCGAGGATCAACTACACCAATGTCACTAGGAGGTTTTTGTGGTACTCCTGCATACCCTGAACTAAATCCACTTAATCGTTCATTAGGTTTTAGTCCTAATAATTTTAAAATACCCTGTGGATCGGTTAAAAATCTTGTGGCCTCGGTCGGTAGAGATACAAATTGTTCGCCTCTCCTACGCAACAATTCAGCAAGAGTTTCGTTCTCAGCCATCAGAATGGGTCTTTTACTATCTTATTAAATGCTTTTGTTATCTTTTCTTTACGCATGATCCTTTCTTTTTGTTTCTTCTCAAGCGTAGATTCTTTGTTAGGTCTTAGTAAAGCATCCTCTTTCTTATACTCTCTAGTCATGTGTTTCATTTCATGAGCCTATCGTATGCTTCTGTAATTGTTTCTCGTCTAGCAGTCTTAGCTGACTCTTTAAAGTCTTTAGCAGTAGGTGCATCCTTAGAGCCTACCTTGTTCATCTTTTCGCCAGAACCTTTTGCTATTCGTTCTCTTTTAGCGTGAATATTTGCGTATAGTCCGTCTTTCATTAGCATCCCCATCGTTTTAAACTTGCTTTGGCTCTAGGTGCATCACCCTTTGCATGATCAACTACTCCTTGCATCCTTGCACAGAAACTATCGTGCCTCTTTCCACTCTTTTGTGGTGCTTGTAAATTAGCATTGTTCTTACGATTGTATGCCTCTCGACCAGCTTTTGTCATCCCTGCACCCTGTTCTGTAGGTAGATAATGCTTACCCTTTCCAGTTGTAGTCTTTGATATAGGCTTATCATGCTTATCTATTGCAGCCTCAATTTGTTCTCTACGACTAGGCATTTTCTTCTATATGCCTCGCATATGCATCTTCTAATGTCTTTTTACGCTTACCTGTTGCCTCTTTTCGTTGCACAGATAATGCAATCGCCAATGCTTGTTTTTTAGGCTTACCTGATTCCATTTCTTTTTTGTAGTTTTCGCCTACAGCTTTAGAACTAGATGATTTTATAAGTGGCATATTAACCTTTAAACTTTAATAAGTAAATTGTCGTGTCGATCTCTTGTGAAATGTTATCAATTAATTGCACAATCTCAGATTCTTTAGGTAGATCATCTCTTGCATCTTTAACAAAACGCTGTAACGATTCTAAATAATTTAATGGTTCACCCTTTGGCAAATGATAAGTGTCAGGAAACTTTGTTATCTGTCCTTTACATCCAAAATATGCCTCAGCCAACTGGTCAGTTAATTCAACAATGTTTTCGTAGAATTTTCCAAGGGCTTTGTGCTGTGCATATGACTTTGTAGTCCAATGCTGAAGATGGGTATTAGTCCCTGAATGTAGCAAAGTAACTAAGAAAAGTGCCATTTGTTCCATAAATACCCCCCTTTTTACTATTTTAACTCAATTTTTATCAATCCACAAATATCTTTATGTATTTCTATCGTTATTTTTGTAAAGCACCTGTCATCTATCTCCAACGCTAAACACATACCATCTAACCCAGACTTAATGCTTGCTAACATATTATCCAAGTCCATCCATCGTCTGTTTGGTTTGTAAAAGACAATACTTAGCTCTGAGTAATCACCTTTTGGTATATTAGCCTCTTTTGTAGTCCAATAGCAAATATCTTTGTAAATAGCCTTTTTTCTAGCTTTTTCGTGATAATGACAACTGGAGTTGGGATTTAACTCTTTCGGATACCAAGGGAAAGTTAGCATTTAATCTCCACAGAAACAGGCAATTGCTTCTTCATCGGAAAACATATCTGATTGATTTTGACTAAAAAATAATATTTCTTGATAACTTGAGTGGGCTTGATTAAACCTTGCATTAATCTTATTTTCCATGTTAATCCACCAATTTGCTCGTTCTGGTTTATCTTTAACAAGGGATAAAAGATGCGTTTGTTTCTTTAAAAAACACAAGTCACAGTTACTTAACAAAGAATTTCCATTTACTGTAATGGTTTGCAAGTTAAAAGTTTGCTTATCCCAAAATTCTAAAACATCATTTACAGCAATATTAGCCGTTGCCAATGGTGTTTCCTTAATATTCTTGTTATCTTTCATTTTTGCAACTCTGCGAGGTTCATCAGCACGAATACCAACAAATGTCACATATTCTTCTATATCAATACTTTTCATGTATTTATCAATTAAGTTTACTTTTAAATCAGAAGTGCAAAACCTAGCAAATGTATTTGGCAAATAATTTTTTTTAGTAATCAATGCCTCAAATGGCTCACCTAGTCTACTTGCATTGGCATAATTAACAACTTTAAAGCCAGGCTTATCTGCAATAAATTCTAGCCATACGATAGGAACTTGCCAATTAACAGAACAATCTTCAATAAATCGTAATGTAACCTCATCTTCTTTACCTGTGTTTGCAAAAACAACAATAGCATCGTCAGGAAGTCCTTGATTAGACTGTAGTATTCTCCATAACATATAACCAGATGTACGACCACCACT